GTTGGCAGGACCAACGCTGGTAACAGCTTGTTGCAGGTTCGACACGAGGTAATCGCGGCGCATGAGTTGGATGTAGTTACCCAGACGAGCGCGGTCAGCAAACTTGTCGCTGAACGAGGTAACGTCGGAACCTTCGGAAATACCAGTCGTAACTGGGGATGCGAGGGAATCAACGGTCCACTCGGTGAACGTCGAAGCTGCCTTGCCTTTGGAGCAAAGCGACAGGATTGGGGTTTCTTCTGGAGCGAGGATAGCAAGTTCGTTGCTGAGATCCTCACGGTTGGAGATTGCGGAACCCTTGCCAGTCTTGGCTTGGGGCGCATTTGGTTGATAAGTAGCACTAATTGGCATGATATTTGATATTTAGAAGTTATTTGAATTTAGCGATTCTGGCAGCAATCCATTCTTCCGGGCTACCACTTCTTTCAAAGCGGTTATACGCATCTCCTACTTTAGCTTTCGCTGGAGAAGAAGACTTTGCCGCACCAGCACCATATGGGGTTGAAGATGGATTTACCTTCAACTTACTTCCCATCGCTGATTGCGTCTTGATCTTCTTGTTTCCGTAAATAGAACGAGCGGCGTGAGCCAAGATATATTCAATTTGGAATCCGATTTCTGGAACTTGCGTTTTAATACGGTCGATCAACGGGTCCGACACCAGTGCCTTGTAGCTTTTCCCGATCTCAGACTCTTCGTCTTGGATCTCTGGGACTTCACTCTTGGCTGCTTCGGAATACTGCTTGGACATTTGCTCATACTGAGCAATCTTAACAAGATACTGTTGTTGAGCAGGAATGTATTTAGTCAGCGCGTCCTTGGCATTACGGTTTGCTTTCCGAATTTGCTTTTTGCTGAACTCTTTATCGCCAACTACGATGATGTCGTCAGGACCATAATCTTCATGTTCCTCTAGGATTTCATCAGTAGTTTCAAGCGTCCGTTCAAGTTCGTCATACTTTCCCTTTAGTTCTTCAAACGAAGTGACTTCACGGAATGGATTCTCGTCTTGCGGGATGCTCTTGGCTTGCGGCTGAGGTTGCGATTGAATCTTCTCCTCCAAGGCTTTCTTCTGAGCAGTTAGCTCACCGATACGTTGCAACAATCGGCTTTTACCTTTTTTGGCTAAAGATTGAATCTGCTCAGTCGTAAGAGACAGCAGGTCAATTTCGGACTCTTCTTCGGCTTCTTCATCAGATTCATCATCGGATTCATCTTCTGATTCTGGCGACTCCTCGTCTTCTGGACTGGCAGGATCTTCGTCAGCTTCAGGAGAATCCTCAGACTCTTCTTCAGGTTCTTCCTCTGGAGAGGTTTGGCGGGCCACACGTTGAGCTACAAGCTCCTCGAATGACAAATTAGACACCGATTCAATAGCTTCGGCGGTAGCTTCTGGATTACTCATAATGTTTATTTAAAACGCCATTTACGCTCGGCGATGCGTGTTCGTGAAGAATCAAGCATTAAATCATTAGTATGTCAAGCAATTTAGTAAGGTATGAAAATCGACACAAAAAAGAGGCCGCAGGGAAAACGAAAACCCTGCGACCTCAATGACAACACAACCAACAAAACACGCGCTAACTACAGTGGTCAGACATTCACCAGCGCACAGGGATTAAAGCCCCAAGTTGAAATGTATGTCAACTGTTTTCAACTGTAAGCAACGACAGTAGCTCGTCTAGCGTAGAAACGCTTCCTACTATCTTCATAACTTCATTAGTCTCAACACATTGACGCAGATCAGTAAAAAACCTCTCACGCTCGTCACGGATGAATTGAACAATCGCCTTGAACTCGTCACGATCATAAAGCGATTCTACGGCTTGCTGGATAGTTGGTTTTGGTAGTGGGGTCATATATATTACTTACGTTTGGACATTCCTGCTTGGCTCATGGCGATTGCCGTTGCTTGAGCGCGACTCTTAGCTAGTGGAGCTTTCTTTGGGCCTTTAGGATTAACTCCGGCGTGTAGTGTTCCAGCCTTATATTCACCCATGACCTTTGCAATCTTAGCTTGCTTGGCTGCTTTTGTTTTAGGCTTTTTCATAGACTACTTGCGTTTAGCTTTCTTCTTCGGCATACGACCCATCTTGATTTCAATCTCGACGTATCCTTTGCCTTTTTTGCCTTTGCCGTATTCTTTTTCTTCCTTGTGGCCGCAGCCATTTGTTTTGCTTTTCATAAGATTACTTCATTGATTTGCTTCCGATGCACTTCCATTTACGGGAATCGTTGTAAAGTTTTTCCGCTTCTTCTGGTGTCATATTATTTTTAATCCAATTTGCCCTCCAAGAAATTACTCTTACATTTCCTTTAGTGTAACCCAAAGACGGAATTATTTTATCTAAAGACGGACTGTTATTTTTTTCTTTTGATGTTGATATTTCGATTCCAAGAACTGGGCATTCCGTTGGAACAATTATATCGCTTAATTCAATATTAAATTCAAGACCATTTTTTTTAGCTCTAGATTTAGCGGAGTAAAATAAAGAATTCTGAATATTGTTTTTTCTGTATTTCTTGGAATACTCGTTAATTTTTTGCAAATTTTGTAATCTGTAATTATTTTCGCATTCTTTACATGATCTCACTTTCCCACCAGTCCTAAAATTAAAATCACTAAATTGTTTCCATTTTTTACATTTATTGCACCATTCAAATTCTCCAATAGGCTTAAGTGGTCTGTTAGTTCTATGGTGGCAAGGAAGGCAGCTTTTAATTTTATGTATTGACTCACTCCTAACTTTTCTAAGTTCTCCGCAAAATGGGCATTTGCACATGTAGAATGTTCTTTTTCCTTCTTTTATCGGCCCTTCTACAATATGAGATTCTTGTGGCTCAACCATGAGGCTATTATCTCATAGACTTATCACCTTTGCAACGCCATTTTTTACGACTTAACTGGTTGGGTGAGTTCTTATCACTGCGCCAGTCCCCCTTAATAGCGTTGGACCTCGCGCAATAAGAATCACCTTTGGCCGAGCCGGGTGAAATAGTAGCACCTTTCTGCCCATACTTGACGGTTTTCTTGCGACCAGTAGCCGGGTTGGTGACGACCTTCTTAAATCGCTTCTCGCTCATTGTTGCATTCCTTGAGTTGTTACGCCTCCCATTTGTGCGGGATTTGTTCCAATTTTACCGATCTCGGCATTCTGCATTTGCTGCATTTGGAATTGGTATTGCTCCATATACTTCTGGAGACGACCACCAAAGGCTTCGTCAGATTGAGCGCGTTGCATGATGTCAGGCTGCTGGACGTAGGCTTGAACCATCTGCATGGCGATCTGTGCGCCGTTTGGCTGGGCAGGAACCTCGATACCAGCAAAGATCTTCGCTAGGTCGTCAGTGACATTCTTGGCGACCTTTTGCTGGGCTTCTTCAACTGGTTGCAGCACGTAGTCCGCAAAGATTGGGTTTATGCTCGATGCCGTGAACTCGAGCAGCTTGTTGACATCCATGATTCCATTGCGATCAAGTTGGACAAGCGACACCATATTCTTTAGTTGCGCCTCAGCAGTCTCTGGATCAGTTGCCAACGAGTCGAACGATACAGTGATGCTAAAGTTTTCGTCAGGGCTTCCCTTCGTCATCGTCTGAGGATTAGGGTTTCCAGTTACTTGGAAGAATACTTCATCCGGCCCCATGCGCTGATACAGCTTCCACGCCATATTCAGTACGTCGCGTACATGATCTAGGAACTTGCCAATGTAGAATCGTTGACGGGCAATCGTAAATGGATCTGTGACACCCAAGCCGATAGCGCGATCTGCTTGCGCCCGCATGGACATCTCAGACTCGATGGAACCTTGATCCATTTGTGGAACTGGTCCCCAAGCAATTTCTCCAAGACGACGATACGGAACACGACGCCCCGGCCCCCAATCAGATGGAGGACGACCAGCAGGGTGCATTAGTGGCGGCAAGGTAGCTAACGATGCACGGTCGATCCGGCTATCACGCTCAGTCTTGATCTGCATCTGCGGACCACGGAGAATGTCGGAGAACGTCTGGACCTCGTACATTCGCTTCTGGTCATTAGCCAGTCGGGTCACAACGAACGGATAGTCATCGTATCCATTGAGAAGTTCGTGCTTTGCGTAGCCATCGGTAGTAGGGTGGAATACGGTGCAGTAAATACCCTCGGAACCATCCTCTTCGTCAATCAATCGTTGATAGCCATAAACAACCATTACAAGGTCGTTGTCATCGGTGATTGGCAGACGAGTGACAGTCTTCACCTTCTCTCCATCAAGATACATTGAGTCTTTTCCGCGCAGATTGGAAATTGCGTGATCGACCCACTTCCGATCCCATCCTTCATTGGTCACTTTCTTCTCAAGCTCCTGAGCCGTCAAGAACGTGCGCCAGAAGATATAAGGAGCGCGTTGAGGATCTGAAACATACGGCGGAAAGATCACCTCTCCATCTGGGGCGCACGAATAAACAATCGGGCAATCAACGGTTTGGCGAGGAAGCGGAATTTCAGCCGTCCCAGTTTTTCGCATGTCTCGGATTGCTTTTTTAGCACGTTTATTCGACAGGTCTGGAAATGCTTGCTGGATCAACCCAAGAAGCATCTCGTCATCGTTACCATCAATAATAAGGTTCGCTAGATCAGGGGATTGTTGGGCAATTTGGTCGATGGTTACTTGTTGCAAATATGTCCTTTTTTCTCGCTTCCATCCGACATAGGATACCATAATCCCCTTCTCTAGCAAATAGTTTGAACCCAACTCCATTTGGTTTTTGAAGTCAGGAATATACGTGGAGCGCATCCATTTAAGGAATGCCGACACCATAGAAGCTCGTGGCATTGAAGCCATTGACGTTGGAAACGCCTTGATATGACTGCGCTGAAGTGCTTGATCGAACAGAGACACATACATGTCGATCCGTTCACCAACAACATTCACCTCTTGGTCAGATGCACCTTGCCATGGAAACGCATTCGCTCCATTTTTACGAAGATCATCAGACTTGCCATCCCAGATATTGCGACGGTCATTGTAAGACCTCAAACATGATTCGAAATAGTATTCAAGATCAATGAGGCAGGTATCATACGCATCAGTCAAAGCGTTAACATCCGGCTCTTTGTCGGCGTAAATAAGGGACTCGTCCTCTAGTTCTAGTGATTCAATCATGATGCGTATTCGTAATAATCCTCGGGATCAGCTGATACTAGGCACACTTTAATGCGTTTGCCAACAAGTTTGTTTGATAAGCGGGATGAGCATTTTACAGGAACGGCCATCCCATCCATGCGGACAATGACCCAACTTGGATTGTTGCAAACACGCATAACGATGAAATCCTCATCAATTTGTTGCTCGATAAGGTTATCAAGGCTGCATGGAGACTCATCAATGGTGATCGTCTTCTTTGCGGGGCGACCTCGTTTGGCTGCTTTTTTAGTTGGTGCTTGCTTCATTTGGAAGTTTTCGTTGAAAGTCTTTGATTACTGATTGCAAAATGTCTAGTTCTTCGGTGATTCTTTTGGTGCTTCCAAGTTTCTCGTCTTTAAGTCTTCGGAAATAGGCTTCTTTTAGAATGTCTATGACAAAGCACTTTGCAGTTAATGGTTTAGCCTCAGTTTTCATAATTAGTATCCTCCAGACCCGTGAGTTGTAACAAATGATTGGCTATTGTCAACGTGATCGAGATTGGCAATAGCGGCGTAGCGGCAAACGTCAATCGGGTCTTTCCACGCCTCCTTCAGTCCACCTTCACCAGTGTATTCTGATAACGCCTGAATAATGTTCTCGCAGTCGGAACTGACGTAGAATTTGGGACGATTGACTGAGTCCAGCGGTTTGCTAGTATCCCATGACATTTTGCCGATCAATGCCTGAAGACCGTCGTCAATATCAAGTCCGGGGGCAGGAATGCAAACCATCCCAGATTCACTTAGATCCTCAATAATCGAAGACGAACCATCCTGCACTTGATACTTTGCCGCACCAAGGCGAGGGTCAATTAGGCGTTCAAAGATCTCTTCTTCACCTTCCATCTCTTGAATCGCTTCGATGTAGTCGCGAATGCCAAACCCTTGACCTTTAGATCCCGGTCCCGGCATCCACTTGCCACCTTTCCATTCCGCCCAGTCTCCAACGTCAACTCCCGGCCATTCCCGGTAAACCCAGAATGTTCCACTTTCATCAATGGCAATCCAGCACATGAACCAGTTCTTTGCCCCAGCTGGGTCAATAACGTGATACCGAGTGATGTTCTTCGTCGGTATGGAGGCTGGAGGAACCACGTTGACGACCTTGTTAAACTTGGGGAACTTGGTTGCCGCTGCCTTTGTTGGGATTCCATAAGCTCTGATTAAGATTTCCTCTCTTGTCTTTCCAAGCAATGTTTGTTTTATCCGATCATAACCACCAAAAGGATTGTCTTGAGAGTGAAAGTAATGGATGGTTCCCTTGATGTTTTTGCATTCAAGGATCGTCGGGACGATTTCGTTGTTTAGCAATTCAGCTTCCCGGCTTTCAAGGACTTTAGCCCCATCAAGGTATTGCTTTATTAGCTCAGTATATCCAAAGATTGGAGTAAACGTAAGCATCATCTTGCTGTTTCTTGTTGCCAACCGGAATCTTAACGTGTCAACCAATTCAGGGCCACCAAGCATTTCGTCGCACCAAGTTCCAATGTTCAGCCATGTTGCTTCTTTAGATCCAAGCTCCGCTCCTTCCAGAATGGTCTGGTTGTTTGCGAAGGCGGCATATGTCTTGAACGAAATTCGTGATCCGTTTGGTAAAATCAAAGAATTGTCAGTCCATCCGTTCTTTCTTGAATAAGAAAGATATGTGTTTTGACTAGTTTGCTTGCTCTTGAATTCCGCAGGCATCCAGTCATAAACAGCCGCTTGTTGCTGCCGAATTGAAACCTCTGCATTCTGGGCGAAACAAAAAATGTCTGAGTTTGGATTTTCAATAGCAGCCTTGACTACAAAGTATGCTCCTACTTGAGTCTTGGAACTTCTATTTCCGCCGCTAATAAGAGCTTCGTTTCTCGTCTCAAGGCATTGCTCAAGCTTCTTCCAATTTTCAAACTTCCACCCATACCTGAACGGATCTCTCGCTGCATTGCGGATGGCTTCTTCACGAATTCGATGGTAATCCATCAACTCACTAGCATCCATATAGGCTATTTCCTCATCTGTGGGAATAGCAAGGATTGGGTGTTCTGTCCACTTTAGCATTTGGCAAACTCCCCTCTTACTTCTTGAGCCTTAAACATATATGCATTTGACGCTTCCTCTTTTGTTTTGAATCTTCCGACATTAACGCTTTTCCGATCAACCATAATTTGCGCTCGCCACTTTTGCGTTGTCTTACAGAAAACTACTCCTTTCATCCCAGAAGTATTATTCTTATTACGGCCACGATTGAACATGTTTTCAGATCGGCTAGCCAATCTCAAGTTGCATATCTTATTGTCAGACTTGTCTTCGTTTATATGGTCAATATCGCCAATAGGCCATGAACCATTACAAAACGCCCAAGCTAATCGGTGAGCGTAATGCGGCTTCCCATTGATCCAAATTGAAACGTATCCGCGCCAATTTGCTCGTCCAGCAGCGTCTCCAGCACTACTTGTTTTTGTTTTGATCTTCCAAGTAAAAATCCCGGTTTCTGCATCGTAATCCAAATAATCGGATATATCCTTGACATCCAGTATTTGTTCTGGCTTATTTTTCTCAGCACTTTTCATAGTCATTTATGTTTTGTGTTAAAGCGTCTTCTGGACCACACATCCGGTTGACGCTTGTTTTTTATCAGAAACTATTTGGCTCGTCAACGATTTCAACATCAATGGCGTCATTCTTGATCTTGCTGGCAATACGCGCCTTGGCGTCAAAGATCATCTTGGCAGCGTCATCAATACTCGCCCCCTTGCGATGTTCCACGATTGACGACGCCATTCCGGTCAGTTGAGCGGCCTTATCGGTAAGGATGCCCACCGTCACCGCCAGTTTGTCAGGGCTGATCTTAGCAAGCTCGTCAGGATTATCAAACAACTGTTGGGAACGCTCAAAGAGCAAATCTGTGTAATCCTGAGCCGCGATAGCGTATCTCATCGAGAATTCCTTGCGCTTCGTCTCTAGCGTATCGTTGTGCCTCCATTGCAGGCCCCTGATCGTCTCTCTGCCAAGCCCCGTCTTCTTCTGGATATCGGTTATCCTCGCGCCTTGTGCAGCCAGCCACAGGGCCATTGCGGCCTTGTTTGGGGCGTAGTGCTCGACACAGTTTCCCGGAGAAAGCTTTGCACGTTCTTTAACCTCAAGAAACCAAGCGGACTTGTCTTCTCGTTCGTCAACGTATTCCGCTTTTAGCTTCTCGTTTGGATCAATTGGTGCTGGTTCCGAAGTCACTTTGATTTCTTAACCCTTACTTTTTTGAGATGCAACTCTTTTAATCAAAATCTTGTTCCGTATCCAAACGCCTTGGCATAATCAATAGAGTCTTTTGATGCTGTCCCAAGAGTTTGTCCAAGACGACGCGACCATTCAGGATCATACTTGCCAGTCTGCAATGTTGCTTGAATTCCATTTGCCGTAAGCAATGCCGTGCCCAGTGCTTTTGACGTTTCTTTTTGAAACTGCTCTTGAGTAAGCTCTTTCTGGGACATCTTCCCAAGAAGCGGAAACAATGATCCAGCCCTATACATTGCCGCAGTAGCCCGAGTTCCAATGGAATTCATGATTGGGCCAATAGGGATGAAAAAACGAGCTTCTTTTGGAGTCGCAACACCAGTTGGCTTGATACTGGCCCCTTTTGACACTGTTTGAGTTGCCTCAGTAAGACGAGAAGCAGCGGTCATTCTATTAACAAAGTCTTCACCAAGAGCGATCTCCATGTTTTGTTTTAGCTTGGGATTTGCTGCAACGTCTTTGAGAAAACGATCACCATCCCAAAGCTGCAATCTCATTGCCGTTGAATCAGGATCACCGGGGTAACGAGAAAATACGTGTTCAGCAAAATCTTCTCGAATTGCCTTTTGTTCAGCTGGATTAAGTTTGGAGAACACCTTTTTCACCTGTGCTGGTTCAGCATCAAACAATGCTCTAGGAAACTCGCCCCTAGTGATTGATTCCTTGTGTCCATTCAGAACGTCCTTAATCAAAACGTTGCGCCCAAGTTTCTCGGCCTTTTGCTGATTTGATATCCTATTGGAAATGGAAAACTTCATCTCTTTAATTGCGTCTTGAGACACCACGCCCTCCAGTTGTTTCAGGTCGTTAAACGTAATCTTAGACGGATCAAGTTTTTGAGCTTTAAAGTAAGACTGCAAATCTTTTAACTTTCCAACCATTCGTTGTCCATTAACTCCCGTTCCAGAATCAAACAACTCTCTGACAATCCTTTCATCAAAATCAAATCCATCACCAGAGCCAAGCTGTCTTCCATTTAGCCCAATCTTATTCAAGTAGAATTCTTGCATTGACTCTTCAAATTTCGCAAAGTTTACTGGATCATCTCTTTTGATTACAGAAAGAATCAATTTCGCGTCTTCTGGTGATTTGTAGGCGGCTTTCATAATATCGCCTGAAGTCATTGTTTTTCCCAACTTGCCCTCTAGAATTTTAGCAAGATCAGTTTGCGTATAATCAAGAAAGTTTTGATACTTATTCGTAGCATCAGACCACTTGTTGTATAATTTAGTTTTTCCTGATTTGTCGTAAGTATTTTTATAAACATCGTCACGAAATTGCGTAACAACCCTCTCTGCGGTGCTTGCTGCTCTTTTCAACTCATTTGCACCACTACCTGCAACTGGACCAGATGGAGCTTGATCCCGTATAATCCTTACCTGTTCATCCAATTGACTCGCACTAAGCGGACCAGAGATTTCCTCAAGTTCTTGGATTCTCCTACGAGTAATGCTCTCAGCTTCTGGCGACAGTTTTCCGCCGTCAATTTGCTTTTGAAGATCAATAATTTTATTAGCGTTTTGTGGCCTCGCCCTTAAGTTGCTTATAACCTTTTGAATCTCCGCTGGTCTTGATGCACCACCATAAAATGACCTTTCAAGTTTTTCAGCCAACTCAATTGGATTTACGCTGACAACTGAATCGGCTTCTTGATAAAAAGAGTCATAAACGTCCTTTTTAGCTTGTTCCGCAACAGCCTTGCCCTTTCCAAGCGATTCTTTCAAGTATAGTGCCGCAGCACCTTCATCAATTTTTGGCTTATACATTTGCCGTTGCATCTCCTCGCTTGCGCTCCTCCTTAATGTTTCCGCAGTAGCGCTATCTGAAATTGCAACCTGTTTCAGATAAAGATCGTGATCCGCCTTCAATGCTTTTTCAGCATCCGCATAAAGCCTATCTGGAAGTGCCTGCCTAGAAACGCTATCATCCATAAATGCGGCAAGTCGCTTTGCTCCAAAAGCAAAGTCTTGACCAATTTTGGAATTTGGCAGGTTCTGAGCGGCACGAAGCATCTTTTCTTGGCTTTCGACGCTTCCACTTGCAAATCTAGCCAAACTTGTTGGATATCCTTCCTTGGCAAGAAACTCACCGGCTTCATTGATTAACTTTGTTCTTTCTGAAACCGCACCCTTCCTCATTGTCGCAACGTCACGAAGAAGTGCGCCGCCAATTTTTGTAACACCATATTCAATTGGAAGCCCAATCATGGCTTCAGTTGATCTGCGCGTAATAGAGTTTCCGAATCCTTCTCCAGCACCGAGAATAGCTTTTGCAAGAGAATCCTGAAGTGTTCCGGCGTAAGTATATCCAGCAGCACTTCCGATTGCTGTTCCAGCAGGAGTTTTTGACAATGCCGCTCCACCAATTCCGCCAACAATAGATCCAACCATTGGGTAAATCTCACCAACGGCGTCAGCAAAATCCTTTGAAGTAAGGTCATAACGATCAACTGGAAACCATCCTTGTCCATCATTAATCAGCCTTACTGGAGCACCCATGACGTTCATGGTTTTTACATTCTGGCCACCATACTTCTCTTTAAGATATTCATCTTTAGATGGGTCAGTCAAGAAAGCAAGATTCTTTCGATCTTCCCATCCAAGTTCTGACTGCATGTTTACTGGTTGCCCAATAACTGCGGACAACCCTTTGGCTAGCTTGTTATCAATCCCCTCAGAAGTTGTCAATGGACCTTCCATTGGGTCTTTTTCACTTAAGAAAGATCCATCAGCAAGTTTCCTTGTGATGCTTTCTTTTTGATTTCCAATCATAAGGTCGGCTTCGTTCACCAAATCAACATACTGCTGTGCTTTCTGCGTCACTTTGGCAGCGCCAAGTTGATCGCCAGAATCAAACAATGATTGGGCTTGTTTGCTTAGAATTTCAAATTCTGAAGTTGCCTGTTGTTTTTGGCCCTCAAGCTCAGAGATTAGTTTAATTGACATGTTAATTCAGTTATGGATTCGACTTCAATGCGTTAAGTCTATCCTGTAAAGATTGAGCTTCAGGGCTAAGTTGATTTTGCTTTTCTTTGTCAAACCTCAAAAGATTTGGGTTGTATTTAGTCCAGTCATCTCCCGGCCCTCCAGTCCCAGTATCTGTAATCCCAAGTAAGGATCGTGTTTGTTTGTATTCCTTTAGGTAATCGTCAAATACAGGTTTGGAGATTTTACCATCATTAAATAGTTTCACCACTTCTTCAGGAGTTCCGTTGACGGATT